TGTCCGGCGTCGCCAGTTGCCAGATCGGCCTGGAAGCCAACATCACCCCGGCCGATTACCCGCTGGTGCGGATCGTGCCGACCCGGATGCGCCCGAACGACGACGTCGGCGACCGGGCGCTGCTGGAAGTGACGGTGTATTTCGGCGACGCCCTGCTGGAGTCCGCCGACGGCCTGGAAACGGTCTACGAGGGACTGTTCGCCCTGGAAAGCCAGATCCGGCAAGCCGTGCTGTTCGGCGCGGTGCGGGCGGCCTGGGCGGGCGGCGCCCGCATGGCCGCGCGCTACGTGGAAACCCTGTTCGACGAGGACCGCCTGCCGCACTACAAGATGATGGCCAGCCGGTTCGAGGTGGAGGGAGGGTAGCCCGCCCCGAACCCGCCCCGCCGATGCCGTTCAGGCGAATTTTAACGGGGGGTTAACGGGGGTCGAACGGCGCGGGAATATCCGAGTGGCGGGTCGGAACGAAAACGCCCGAGAATGGCTCTCAGGCGGTTTTGGCGGGGGTGGGGTTTCAGGGGGTCAGGCGGCCTTGCGGTGGTTGGCAAGGGGCCGCTCATTCGCCAGGGCGGCCAGCCGTTCCAGCGTGGCTTTCTTGTTCCGCCGCAGCCAATCGATTTCGGATGGTGTCAGCATCCTCGGCGCGGAGGAGGTATCGTGCCTCAGACTCGGTAAGAGACTCAAAGCCGAATCCGAACCGTTCTCGCCACCAGGATTCAAGGTCGCCATGTTTCGCCCTCAATGCGTTCAGCGTTTCAACCGTTAAGGCCAGTCTTGAAGAATACGCTTTCCCTGTCAAGGCCATCGCACCCACCACGCGCCCGCCCCGCGCCTCGATAAATGCCCGCAGATTGGCGAGCGTGCCTCCTTGTCCGATAAAATCGTCCATCAAGAGATAAGCCCTTCCTGCTTGAACCTCGCCATCAAATCGCGCCTGATGGGCCAGTCGATGCCAGCCCGACGCCTTGGTGTGCCCGACCCGGTTCGCTTGAACCAGACTGTTTTCCATTTCCAACCCGATTTGCCGGGCAAGCCAGGCCACCATCGCCTGTGGAATCACATTGACGCTGACGCCTTCGACCGCGTGAACTCCGGTCAACAACGGACGGCTCGCCGCATATTTTTCGCGCAATCGAGCGATCTGGTCATCGCTCACGACATCGCTCACCAGTTGCAAAGCCGCGTCAAGATCGCCTTGCTTGGCGGATCGATACGCGGGATGTCCTTGCACCAGGGCCGTATCGGCAACGATATCGACATCGGTCAAGGCCGTGGTCCATGGGATTCGTTCAGGCTTTGTCATTCCATCATTCTGCCGCGCTCGCTCCCGAATCGGAACCACCGGCCCCGCCGGCTCCAGCATATCCCCCATCCGCCGGGCATGGTACAGCGGGTCCACGTTCGTGTTGACCACGGCCTCGATGCTGTCCCCGTCGTCCAGAACCCGCCGCAGCCGCTCGGCCCCGCCCATCACTTGCCGCGCCTCGGCGGCGGGCAGGGCCTTGAGGAACGCCCGCGCCGCGTTCGGCCGGGCTTTGACCTGCTGGCCGGGGGGAATGGAGAGAATGGGGCGCTGCAAACAGTAGCAGTGCGGATGAAACGGCGGGAGCGGCGCGTCCGCCTTGGGATAGACGCCCGGGCCCAGCCCGTAGGCGTCCAGTTTGGCGTGCAGGTCGCAGATGTCCGGCTTGGGATGCTTGCTGGACAGCCGGATTTGCACGAACCCAATTTGATCGTCCGCCAGCAGCTCCCGCGCGAGCTGGGCGTTCTGGGCGCGGGCGATTTCGGTGCGGGCGATGCGGTTGGCCAGATAGCGGTTGCGCTCGTAAAACGCCACCGTCAACACCTTTTCCAGCGCGGCCTGGCCGGCGCCGGCCTCGGCGGCCTGGATGGCTTGCAGGTACGCCGCCCGCAGCGCCGGAGTCTTGAGCTTCGCCGCCATGGACCGGTCGAATTCCACCCGCAGATACCGGGGGAGCCTGGCCACCACCTTAAGGGTGTCCGGCTTGAAGTCATAGCCCTCGTACAGGGTCTTGGCCAGGTCGCGGGCGGAATGCAGTCCTTGCAGGTGGGCGTCGACCGTGGCGGCGGTGGCGGCGGCAATCGCCCGATGGTGGGCGTACAGGGCCTGGGACAGCTTCACCTTCCCCACCGGCCACGCCTTGATGTCGGCCGGGCCGAGGCTGGCGTTCAGGATCGCATTCAGGGCATCCGCGATTTGCTGGTAGTACGGTCCCCGGAACGCGGCCAGCGCGGCGGCGGCGGCTTCCCGGGGCGTCTCGCCGGCTCGAATCCGCCGCAGCAGATCCTCGTAGGCGCGGCGCGCGAGCTGGTCGATATGCTCGCTGGCCTGGTCCGGGGTCACAGATTTTTCAGTTTGAAGCTGAACCGGCGCTGGCCGGCGACGTGGCCGGCCGCCAGCTCCCACAGCATGTGCAGGGCGTCGGGGCCGTCGTCGTGATCGGCGGCCGGGTAGTGGCGCAACTGCTCCAGCAGCGTGAGGTGGCCGGCGTGAAACTGGATCAGGCCGTTGGCGACGTGCGGTTGCAACGTCTCGATCCGCAGGGTTTTGTCGGCGTGCGGGACCACCGGCCAGGCCGGCACCGGACAGCCGCGCGCGGCCGAGCGCTTGACCAGTTCGGTGCGGAAAAACTCCTGGAACTGTACCGCCTCGATCGCCCAGGCGACGCAGTGGTAGCGCGCCTGCAGGGCGATGATCTCCTCGATGATGGCGTCCGGCAGGCGGCGGCGGATGTTGGCCTCGACCACCGACAGCACGCCGGTGGCCCGATTCAGCCCGCCGACCAGGAGGGCGCTGGGATCGCGGCCGGCGCCGTGCTTGCCCAGCGAAGGGTCGCAAGCGCCGAAGAAAATCCAGGCGGAATCGGGTTCGACCCAGAAGGTCAGCCGCTGGAACAGCGCCTCGGTGGCGTTGATCGGGTCGTTTTGCAGCTCGGCGTCGAACGTGGCATGGCCGTCGCGGGCGCGGGTCTTCATCAGCGCCAGCAGCGGCCGCTGCGCCGGCCAGCTCACCCGGGCGCCGCGATCCATCAGCGCCCGCAGCCGGGCATAATAGGCGTCGGCCGCTTCCTCGCCCTGATTGCGCAGGGTTTCCTCCCAGCGCTCCCACAGGTCCATCCGATCCGGCCAGTCGAGCACGGCGCGGAAGGTGTGGGTTTCCCACAGCGGATTCTTCAGGGTGCGGGCCAGCACCGAATCGTAGTGCAGCACGGTGCCGATGTAGAACACGTCGAGCGAGCCGTCGGCCGCGCCCAGCGGCAACACGGTTTTTTTCAACCAGTTCTCCAGCTTGTCGCGCTGGGTCGGGTTGCGCACGTTGTCATCGTTCTCAATGTCGTCCAGCAGCACCAAGTCGGGCCGGTGCGGGCCGTGACGCAAGCCGCGCATCCGCTTGCCGCTGCCGAACACTTCGATTTTGGCGTCCTTCGCGGTCAGGATCACCCGCGCCTGCCAGATGCGCCCCTCGCCGGTTTCGTCGGGAAAGTCCATTTTCAGCCGGGGGTTGCTGTCCAGCTCGGCCTTGATCGCTTCCAGCGCCGGCAACGCCTGATCGAGGGCGTCCATTACCAGCACCACGTAGCGCTTGCGCCCGGTGAGCACCGCCCACAGCGGAAACAGCAGGGCGGCCAGCGTGCTTTTGGCCTCGCCGCGCGGCGCGGCCAGCGCCAGATGGCGGCCCCGCGGGTCGGCGACCAGGGCGGGCAGCGCCTCGAACAGGAACTCATGCAGCAGCGCCGGCGGGGCGCTCAGGTAGTGGGGGAAATAGGTCTGACAGAAAAAGCGGAAGCCGTCGGCGGCCCGCGCCCGCGCCCGGCGCTCGACGATGGCGGCGGAATCGAGCGGGAACGCCTGGCAATCGGTTTCAATCTGGCGGCGCAGCGCGCCCGCCAGGGCTTGCAGCTCGCCCTGGAAGGCCTTGACGCCGAGCCTAGCCATAATGTTTCGCCATCTCGTGGCCGAACGGTTCCAACACTTCCAGCAGATCCGGGGCGCGCTGTGGATAGCGCTCCTGCACGAACTCCACCAGCCGCGCCAGCAGGTCGATGGCCACCGACAGCTTGTTCAGTTCGGGGTTGAGCACGATGGCGGAGCGGCGCACCTTGTCCATGGCGAACGCCAGTTGCGACAGGATTTTGGCCCGCCGTTCGGCCGTTAAAGTGGGGTCCTCGCGCAGCGCCTTTAACGTGCTGGTATGCGCCATGAGGTAGTCCTCCACCGCCTGGCTGATGGCGTAGGCATAGCCCTTCTCGCCGAGCAGGGTGGCGGTTCGGGTCGCGTCCCAGTCGTCGCCTTCGCGCAGCGCCTTGGCCCGCCAGTTCTGCACCGTGGCCCGAACGACCTGCAGCCGGGCGGCAATCTGCTCGATGCTCAGCCGCTGGTTCACGTACAACGAACGGGCCAGCAGTCGGGTCTCCTGCGGATATTTGGAGGTGCGGGTGTGTTTGGTGCCCGGTTCGCGGGGCTTGGGCAATCCGCTGAACGGAATCATAGGGGGCGTCCGCTGTTTTCGTCCGCGCCCGAGCGGCGATTCCGCTTGCGCTCGTCGCGCAGCTCGGAGCGCAGATCCTTGTTCTCGCGAATCAACGTATCCATCAGTGTCTCCCGGTCGGC